CAACACGAACACTCAGAGCCGGATCGCTTACTGTTCCAGTAAGGTCAGTTCCGGTAAATGTGTAGGAGCTGGTACCACTGTTTGCAACTGTGTATGCAACCGTTCCGCCGTTACGAACAAAACGAGAAACCTGAACAGAATTGTTCGTGTTTCCTTCGCGGGCTAAAGAAGTTTCAAACGTAACAAGATTTTTTTCTACGCCTTCTTCATCTGATACTGCAAAGCTTTGTGAAATACCTGTCGTGTAACCAGTGTTTGGGTTTGTAACACCGGAAGCAATTCGTGTTTGCAGCGATTGTGTGGCTGTTCCACCGGTATATGTTTTGTTCGCACCTTGGGCTGAAGTCGTTAGATAGTTAACAGAAACACGACTGCCATAAAGTGTCTTGTTGGTTGCTCCAGAAGTCAACTTCATTGAGTCTGCATCGCGGTAGAGAACACCCTGAGATGTATCTCCAAGCGCACCATTAGCCACCAAAACAGCAGTATCAGCATCAAGAGTCATCAAGACCCACGGCGAGCCCGATGGGGTTACCGATGTATCGCTTTGCGGTAGAAAACCAGTGGTCGTTGCCGTCGCCGAGTACAGAGCTTTCCGGTACGAGACAACATCACCTGAAACATAGGTCGCAGAAGACGACCATTCACCTTTATAGTTTGGTCTCAGTTTTGTGATATCAAGGATGGCCATTGCATCTCCTACTTGAATTTATAGTTCTTGTTGATTACTGGTAACGCATTTCCATCGGATAGTGGTTGTACGCAGGAAGCGTGTAACCAGTCGAAACACCGTATGTAGATGTGTTGTTCTGGTATCCAGAGATGAAACTGCGTCCATCCTTGAAGATCCACTGAACCGTAAACCATGCGTTAGTCGAACCAGACTCACCGTGTCTAAACACAATGTCCACTAGGCCCTGACCAAAGTTTGGAAGACCGAATGTCATTTCGCGACAAGGAAGGTTAATGGCAAATTGTTGGTCTACACGGCGATCTGAACCAAAAGTGCAACCAACTCCGCCACCCCAGTAGCCGGCGAACGCATAGCGATCCTGACCAGTTACTGAGTCATAAGCCTTGAAGAACGTATAGAAGTTACCTGACGTCTGATCATCGGCTGCTCCGTGCGAATTCGCAAACGACCATACATAACGCATGTTGCCTTGGAAGCCAGTCGGAAGACCAGTAACTTCAACTGGCTGTGCACGATGTGCTGTGTCGTTGATAAATCCGAGTTGTTGGTTCCTGTTGTCACCCCACGCATACAAGTGGCCGCTTGTTGTGATTCCGTAAACGGAAGACCAAGCCGCACCGTTGGTAAAGTGAATCTGACCCCATGTTCTTGTATCTGGGCAAACAACTTCAATCCAGGTAACTTGTGTCTGTGCAGTGGTTACGCCACCGATACCAAGGTCACCTCTTTGACCTCGACCACAAACATAAAGTCTTCCAGCGTTTGTTAAAACAGCTGTCATCGAGTTGTACTGGGTTACGCTTCCGTCCCATGGCATGAAAATTTGGCGAATCGTGTCCCCAGCAACAGTGTTCTGCATGATCGTCTCAAGCTCAGTGAGACGAGTCGGAATGTTCAACTGTGTAGCGTTGTTGCGGCCAAGACCGTTGGAGAATGGATTACCCCAACCCCAAACCTGACCGTTGTCCAACCAAGCAATTGCAATCGAGTCAATACCCTCTGGTTTTTGTCTCCATTGGAGACCAACAACTTGTGCCGTAGTACCCCACTGAGTCTGACCAATGTTCACCCAGGTCGTGGCGTTTACAGTGTCGTTTTTGCCGAGAATTCCATCAACGTTGTAACCGGAACCAAACAAACGACCATCAAGTGTTCTTACAATGACAGTGGCGGATGGGTTGTTTTGGTACATGTTGTTTGAATGGCGGAAGTAAACACCAGTTGCACGACGGCCAGTTGACGGACCGAAGTAGGCTGATTTCTTAAAGATTGAGCTTCTTGTGGTGGTGCCTTCACCCCATTCACCTGATGCATTAAGGCCAGCCCAGTAGAGGTTTCCTTTTGTCGTTACGATAACTGCACCATATGCCCATGCTGAGACGTAGCAAAAGAATTCATCTGAGTCAAGCGCAGTGTCAAACTGGCAGTAGTTGAAAACTACTGAGTAACGAGTACCTGGATATGTGATCGTTGACATCTGATCGTCGTAATGGTTATTGCCCATTGATCCGCCGTAGTTAAAGCCAGAAACTTTGACAGCTTTGCGATCTGGAGTGATGTAATAGAAATTACGATTACCACTTCCCGCTGCGCCTTCGGCCTGGATATCAAAAGCAACATGCGACAAATAACGGTTGAATTGTTCGCCCGGGTACCAAACAGTTGTTCCGTCTGTTACGGCAGATGTTCCGACATAAGGAGTTGTGTTCGGACGACCTGAACGTGGCTTCCACGTTGGCAATGTGCTCTTGCCTGTACTAGTAAGTACGAGGCCAGGTTCACCGTATGTAACACCTGTTACACCAGATGCTCCACGAACGAGAACTTGATTGTTTGAAGCGGCGGCGTTTGCCGATGTTCCGACAACATCAAATGATGCGGCGTCGGCATCAAAGGCACCTGCTGATTCATAGGTCTTATCGGCTTTGCATACATAGACGATGTTTCCGTTGTAGCCGACATCAAGAGCTTTGAACGCCGCGATTGAAGCGAAGTTACCAACCCAGTTGAAACGGACTTTGCCGAGGTTTACTGTTGCCATTTTGTTTTATCTCCTATGCCAGTTGCAATATGCCTGATGATGTAACCGATGGTGCCATCGTTGCTGGCAGCAATGCGTGCTCAACAAATGTACCACAGTCGTAAACTGCGGCATCTGTACCCACATTTGCGGTCATTTCACCAGTCGAATAATTGATTGAGAAACCCAAGAATACTGGGCCTACCTCATGTACACCTGTCGATGTCTTGAATGTGAGGTTCTTTGTGGCCGTGCTATAGCTGGCTTGGCCAACTGTTGACGAGCTGAGAGCTGTCGCTGCGGCTGTTGTATTTGCCGCCGAGTTAGTGAGAACAGCACCCAGAACGCTCCCGGTTGCAAGATTTGTGTACTTAAGACCAGTTGCGGTAGATGAATCAGCCTGCACAAAGGTGTCGTTGGCACCAACAGTGAGCGATGCAACCGAATCAGCTGCATCTCCTACGATCAAGTCACCCTTGGCGTTGGAAATGCTTTCTGCGATGACATTAGAGCCATTGACTTGGATTGATGTGTCGGCACTGATCGTGGTTGCGTCAAGGTTGTCTACCTCGATGCTGTCAAGGACTGCATCAGAAAAATCAACCGTCTGTGTCGGCTTGGAATCAAGGTCCTTGAATAACTTCCAGTGACCGTCCGAAGCGTCTTTAGCAAGACCAGAATACTTGGCTCGTGCTGAAACTGTTGCAGTTCCTGACGTCCCTGTTTCGGCGAAGTCAGCTGTTTCTACAGCAAATTCAAATGTTGTTTCAGTTGTTGCAGTGATCAGGCGCTGGCCGTTCAGTGCTGCAAGAGAACCAGCGATCGTAACAAAGTCTCCAACTTGGAAGTTGTGGGCTGCTGTCGTTGTCATTGTCGCAACGTTTGTATCAACCTCACGTAAAGATAAAGTTCTTACGATCGGTTCCGAAAGTGCAATTGCTGCTTCACCAACGAATGCAAAGTCAATAACGTTTGATGGGTTTGGTGACGCAACAAAGATCATTGGGTCGCTGACAGCAAGATTGTTGGTTTCAAAGGTTGTTCCTGATCCAGCAACCGTGATCTGACCCGCGATGTTTACGTTTCCAACAATGTCGGTATTTCCTGCAACATTCAAGTTGCCTTGAATACCCACGCCACCGACGACCGTCAACGCACCAGTAGATGCGTCTGTTGACTCTGTATCGATTTCGATATGCACGTTTTCAAATGGCGTAATAACCATTTGGATCGAGTTGTCGCTCAATCCACCAGCACCAAAGACAATTTTGTTTTCTGAACCGTTTGAGCCAGTTGCAAGCACCAAGTTTCCAGCACCGGCAGTTCCAGCTGGAGCCTCCATAAAAATGTAGCCGTCATGGCCGCCGGTGATTGTGAAGTCTGGGTCGTCAAAGTTGGCCGACGTGATACCCATGTCAATCCAACCAGATGTATCGCTACCGACATCCGCATAAGCAAGGAAGTCGGTTGACGAGTTTCCGTCAGTTCCGATGTTTCGGAACGCAATCTGGGCAAAGTCGTCTGTGTCAGCTTGGAATACTGCAATTGGGAAAGTTAGTGTGTCGGCGAATGTATTTGCGCCATCACCAACCGCAATGAAGTCAAGACCGCTAAGGTCAAAGTTTCCTTCAACGTTCAAGTCTCCCTGAATGTTTAGGTCTCCTTGGATACCAACGCCACCAGAGACGGTGAGCGCACCAGTTGAGGAGCTTGTTGACTCTGTATCAATTTCAATATGAACACGCTCATCCGGGATGATTGTCATCTGCTCCGTGCCGGAGGAAAAACCGCCAGCAGCAAAAACAATTGCGTTATCGGTTCCCTTGTCACCAGTAGCGAAAACAAGATTTCCTGTGCCATCGTTTGAAGCGGCATCTACTTCTGCTTCATAAAAAATGTAAGCAGTATTAGGTCCTGTCAGAGTAAACGCTGGGTCACCAAACTCGGCTCCCGTAACACCCATACCAACCCAACCAGCGGAATCTGTTCCGGCCGAAGAGTAAGCAATAATGTCAGTTGACGATGTTGGATCATTGTGGCGGAACGCAATTTGTGCGAACGATTCTTTGTCTGTCTGGCCGTCGTCGAATTGAACGACTAGAGCTGGGCTTGTAAGTCCACCATTTGCCGAAACAAAATCAAAAGCACCTGGACCCATTGTCTGGGTTTCGCCCTCAAGGTTGACTTCATCCGTCCAGCGAGGATCGGTCCCATCTGTCGTGAGAATTTTATAATCGTTAGTATTTTGCGCAGGCAGATAGTCAGCGCCTTGCGAATAAACATCCCAGTAAGCGAGATCGCCAGCGAATGTTGCGCCAGCAGTGTGATCGGCAGTTGCAATGTATGTTGTTACACCATCAAATGCAAGATCTCCGATGAGGTATACCTGAGCAGTTGCCCATGTTCCTCTCCAGCGTGTACCAGCAGTGAAAATTTCAACATCACCATCATCAATCGAGTCCACAAAATCTGCTGGCGCTTCGTGGCGAAGTTTTACGATGTATGTTTGACCACCATGACGAACAAGGTCATCAATTTCGTAGTCGGTTCCAGTTACCCAGTTGCCACGGTAAGAGAGACCTACGTTCTGTAGTACCCATGGATTTGTAGCCGGTGCGGTGTATGTATCATCTGGTCGGTCCCCAGCAGAAACATGTTCAAGGGCACGGTATGTGCGGCTTCCAATTGTTACGAGGTCGTTAAGGAAGTATTCTTCCGTTTCGTCGTATTCTCCACGAGGATTTGTTCCTGGAGCAAAAAGATCCCAGTCGGCTGCCGTCGCTGCGTCACCAGGGAGATCTCCTGTTGTGTCTCTTTTAGCAATGAAAAGGTTTCCACCATTGCGAACGACATCGCCTTCTTGGTAAGCAGTGGTTGAAGACCACTCACCTTCCCAGCTAAAACCTTCAAGAAACTTTTCCCACTTTGTTGCGTCATCGTCTGGTTGAACGCCAATTGAGTGATCAATTGCGTTGTACAGAAGACCACCGTAGTTTACGATGTCTCCAACGATGTAGGTAGCGGTTACATCCCACGGGCCACGGAAGTTGAAACCCTCGAGCATGAGCGACCAGTGTGTTGTCGTGGTCGGAAGAATCGCTGCAGCATTTGTCGCGTTCTTGTAGACATAGAGGTTACCGCCATAGCGAACGACATCGTTAACTTTGTGTACGGTCGTATTACTATAAGCACCAAGGAACTGTAGACGAATTCTACCAAGATCTATCAACTGCGGCATTACGCAACCTCCATAATAAGATTAGACGATGTGGCTGTTTCCCACGTGAAATCTAGGTACTTTTTAGAAGATAACCACGACTGATAGTCGTCAACCGATATGTCATCGGCGGATGGGAGTGTGATTATTTCGTCTCTTTCAATTACTTCAAAGTAAGCCACCCCGGTGGATGGGTCGTACCTAAGACCATAGAAAACACGACCATAAATCTCTGACAGAGTTTCTGGTTCGACGATAATTGGGTCATTAATAGGGTCAACCATTATGAACCTTCAACTATTTTGTCTGTTTTCAAACCGACGCAAGCAAAAGAAATCACCGGATGGGAAGATTTAACATACAAAGCATGATCGTCAGCAAGAGTCAACTTTTTTGTTTCAAAAACAGAATTTCCAGCCACATTCAGATCTTTCGCAAAGTACATAAATTCGTCATCGGTGTCGCCTACAGCTTTTGCATAAACAGAAACTGTTGCGTCACCCATTGCTTTGTTTGTGCATGTAACTGAAACAAAGTAGTCATAAGCGGCGCTTTCGGCGAGAATTTGCGTCTCTACCCCGCCGGCTGGCGTAACATTTCCAAAATATTCAACAGCCATTAATTGCTACCCATCATCCATGAGGACACCATTGCTATTGTCCCCTCGTCGCCGCCGCCGCCGCCACCGCCGCCGCCGGATGGAGCCCTAGCAACAAACTTTTGCTGTGCTGCCAGGTATGTTAGAACCATTAAGTTTGTAGCTCCTGATGGGTCTATTGCAACACCGTTGATTGTGGCTATGCCATCAACGGTTGCGTCCCCGGAAACTTCAAGGTCAGTAAGGATTCTTTGCTTGGCCATTTTTTAACCTGTGATTACCACTCTGAATGATCCTGTTGCAGGAGCATTTGTAAAAGAAACCGTAACTGTGTTGACGTTGGTACGAACCACATCAGCAAAAACTGTATCAAATGTGGCGATGTCGTAAATTTGTACATTCACATCACGAGTATTGAAGTTGTGCGTAATTGGGTAAGCAGTCAAAATTCCATCACCAATTGTTTGAGCTGAAACTCGTGAAACAACTGGTGTTATGGTCGTGAATGTCCCAGCAGTAAAACCGAGATTTGTTCTTGCATCAGAAGCGTTTGAAGCACCAGTGCCACCATCGGCAACAGCGATATCTGTTCCATTCCAAATACCTGTTGTGATTGTGCCAAGGGTAGTGATGCTTGACTGACCAGCATATGTTGAAGCGATATCCACAGAACCAGTTGTTACGCTTATTCTGTCTGATGTGCCAACAACATCAATTGTGTTGCCGGCTTTTGTTAAACCATTACCTGCAATACTCTGGCCAGCTGAAGAAAATTGTGTGAACTCAAGCGAGGTTGTTCCAAGAGTGATCGGTCTATTTGTTGTAAGAACCCAACCAGAATCACTCCACTCGGTTCCTTCTTCGACAAACACGAACATTCCAGGTCCGACATTTGCATCACTGTTTGCGTCTGTCGAACGAACCCATCCACCAGTTGCTTTGGCCAGGTAAATTCCGTTTTGTGATTGAGTGTTTTGATTTCTAACAAGAATTCTGTCGTTCTCAACAGTTTGAATTCCATCCAACACTGGCAATCCAGCCAATGTAGAAATGTTTGAGGTAGTTGTAACTCTTACAGACTCTTTTACATCAAGACCAGATCTGGCGGCGTCAACATAGTTTTTTGTTGCTGCGTCCTGTGGGTCCTGCGGTTCAGATAGTCCAGTTATGCGATTGCTATTAAAACTAACATTCGCGGTAGGCGAAGCCATTTGGTCAAGCCTGTTGGCACGAACTCTTAGGTCGGTGAAATAAAGGTTGGTACCTTCAGCGAGATCTCCAGTGTCGTGATTGGACAGAGTTGAAACCTGACCTGTCACATTGCCGGTTACATCTCCGGTGACATTTCCTGTCAAATTAGCCGTTATGGTCCCTGCGGAAAAATCTCCAGAATTGTTTCTTTTTACGATTTTTCCAGTTACATTCGCCGCTGTCGAATCATCAAGAATCGCCTTGTCGGCTGAAGACATGAGTCCATCCACCGAGCTTGTTGCGTTGGCGATTGATAGAGAAATACTGCCGTTTGATTCTGATGTGGTAAGCGAGGTAGTGCTGGAGCTTATTCCACGAACTAATTTGCGCCATTCCCCGGAAGTTTCACCCGTCGCAATGTAGTAATACTTAAGGGTGCCCTCTGTTGTGTTGTAGTAAACACGACCATTAAAGTTGTCGCTTGCAGGGTTGGTCGCAAGAGACTCAAAACGACCACTTAGTATTTGATTTTGATTTAGATCTAGATTGGTTACGAACTTTGTAGCCATGCCACTTCCTTACGTAAGATAGGCGTAACCGGCGAACGCCGAAGTAAAGTTTACACGAATTTGCAAGTCAGAAACGTAAGTTACTTCACCTATAACCATTGTTCCCGCACTATCAACTACGACGATTGATGGTTTCCCACCCAATCCGTGTTCAATTATCCATTCCGCCGAAGGGGATGATTGAATGTGTTCATACCTGGTAACTATTGCACCAGCAGTATAAAAAGGTGCAGGCCAACCCTCTTCGGATTTTGGGCCGAAGTATCGCTGGGTGTTGAGATCAATATAAAAATCCCCGACTCTGCCTATGTCTTCATCGGGTTCTCCGTTACCAGAAAACCAGCCACGACCCCTAGCTCCGTATGGGCTATGGAGTTGAACGATTACCTTGTTCGGCTCTACGGATACATAATTAGCCGTCATCTTGTCACCTCGTGGTCAAACTTGAACTCACCTTTAAGCAACCGTGAGACATATCCATCCTCGTTAATTATCTCAATGTCGTACACACCGCCACTTGTAAGCGCTGCCGTTTGTCCACTGGTCATTAAAATTTGCAAATTGTTAAAATCCGTTCCTGGGAATGGCTCAACTGAGTCTGGATTAATGATCAATCCACCGTTCTCGGTAGTTAACTGAGCCAAAAAGGTAGAACTTTCAAGGGTTCTTCTCACCTGCATTCTCGCCGTATGACCTCGAAGATCAAATGGTTCATGTGTTCCGCCTGTTGGGTCAGTAGCGAGATCTGGCTGTTGAACCTGGACGAGGAGATTCAAAACAGCACCCTGTTGACAAATGATGTTGTAAACCCCGGCGATCATCAGTGGGCGCTCCTAGCTACTTCTGTTAGTTTACATTGTAGGTTAGAACGCCCACTAATAGGGCGTAGTCTTACAAAACCGAAGCTGAATCTTTGTTTGTTCCGACCTTCTTGAGACCCAAAGCTGCGGCGACTGTCAAAGCAAGAGCAGTGACTCCAACCTTCAGGTTGTCAGAGCTAACAAGGGAATCAAAATCCATTCCGTTTGCTGCGGCTGCACCAAGCCAGGCCGTCAAAAACGCCATTCCTGCTCGCTCCGCTGTGTCTTTAATGAATTTTACTGACATGATTTTCTCCTATTTAATTTGGGAATTTGCACTCACCTGTGACAATCATTTCTTCTGCCGATTTGAGCATGCCCATGGCAAGCCATGGTGTGATGTTTGATGAAACAGTCAAACTTAAATCTGTACCATCATCGCTAACAACTTCGGCGATCATTACAAAATTTGTAATAACCGTTGACGGAAGTATCTCTCGAACCATTTGCTCAAAAACTTCTTGCATATGTTCGTCATGCTCTTCGGCCATGAAAGCCTCCAGTTTAAAAAGTATACCCCAACGGCTACACCACAGCCGCAATATTGTGATTAACCAACACCCCTAGGGGTTTTGCATAACTTACAGCTTGAAGAACGAGGCTTGACTGAGTACCAACCGATTCTTCATCAGCTCCAAAAGTTTGATCCCAGGGAGATTCAATATTTATTACCCAAGGTTCTGTGTCCCAGTCAAAACTTACTGAAAGTTCTTTATCACCAATCAACATCTGTTTCGCAGCTTCAATGACAGCATTCATTGTTCCAGCATTTGCGCCATAATATCCAAATTGGATTTGCCATCTTAACAAGTCAAGCTGAATATTTCTAGTGATTGTTGGTGGGGTTATGCTCGTGATTGTTGTTAGTAGCAATCTTGTTTCTTCATCTAGATTTGATTCATCAAGAATAAAAGGTTCAGGCAAGTAGTCTTCTGCTGATTCAAAACGCGTAACAGGACTCGTAAATACAAACGCAGAAAGATAAAGTAACACGGGGTAAGTTGCTTGGCTTGGGTCTGAAAAACGACTAATCGTCAAAGGGTTTAATGCGTTGAAGCCATCTTCAATATCAACATAGTGATATGCAAAAGCATACTCGATTGCTTTATCAACATACGTAGACCCAATATCAATAAGTCTTGCCAACTGCACATTCGGTGTTGATTCAAGCTCAAGGTCTTGTTGAACCAACCAAAACGGTAAATTTTGCATAATTGGAATAATGGATGAATTTTTCAAAAACATGTCGTAATTTGGCGCAATAAAAGGAGATGTAAAATAAAAAATTTCGGTATCGTCGGCGGGTTCAAATGATATAGATATATTCAGTGTTGGGGTGTTTACCGACACCGGCACCACAATGGGGTTGGTGCGTATAATGCTCCACTCGACAGTAGAAACCACTGGTTCAGCAATGCTCGAAGTTGCAAATACGCTATTTGTTGCATCAATGGGAAAGGTTTGGTCAACTTCATTTATTCCGAGGTTTGTTTCCGAAATCAGCACGGAAACAGAACCACCAGAAACCATTCGTACGGCAAAAGTTAATACAATCTCTGTGTTTTCATCAGTTTCAAATAGGTTTAACCCATTTAGCTCTAAAAAATTTGGCTGGTCAGGGTCAATGATGGACATTTCAAACTGTTTATATCCGTTGGGCCTAAAGGTTGAAGTGCTGGGAGTTGCTACATTTATATTTGTCGTAACCCAGGTATCGGCTTGATTTACTGATGTCAGTTTGTATTGAGTTTCACTGAACCTATTAATTGTTCTAGCCATATTGATCGCCTACGCAACCGTTGCAGTCACCGAGACACGCGGCAGCAAGCCGGCAAATATTGGTGCATATCCAATGAGTTGCGAACCATCAAGATCTTGCTCAACCAAAAGCTGATTTCCGTATTCGGAGTTCGGATAGGTCGGTATTGATCCAGTTACCGAATAAACATAGTTCACCCCAGGGACTTTGCTGGCCTCCACCACGACATCAAAAACACGAACAACCGTGTCCCAGTTGAGCCAATTGTCTGGAGAAATAGCAGTTTCTATTGTTTCAACAACAGCCGTAGCAACATCGTCCGCAACGAATGTTGGGTCAACGGCAATTGCGATAGCTAGATCCAAATCGTAAGTCCAAACATCAAAAATGCTAAAAGAAAGACCAGCTGTTATGCGCTCATTGACATCATCGTAAATCGTGTCTTTTAGATCCTGGCTTAAACTTTGGCCGTCTGAACCACAAAGGAAAATAACAAAATGGCCTGGTGACGGATTATTTGGCAAGTAAAAAAGTTCTAGCTTGGAAAGATTAATAACATCAGCAGGCCCGCCCGAACCGGTGATGTTCAATGTGTCCGAAAACAGAACATTGTTACCAGAAATCGTTGATGTGTATGTCCCCGATTTGATATTCGGGCTTGCCGACCCAAAATAATCCGGGGCGATAACTCTAAAAATTGTGTCGGCTGATGAATCAGAAACAAACGCTGAACCTGTTGAGACAGTCACATCGTTGTCAATCCGGGAAACATTTGATGTCGTCGCATCAAAAAGAATTCCTTTTGCAAGATCGTAAACACGGCATCTTTTTACATCAAGATATCTAGTCAATATGTAGTTCTCTACTTGTGAACCTGTTGAAAGAACCCTAGACAAAGATTGAAGATATGTTGTCCCTCTGTTTAGGTATTCGTCACTTGTTTCGCTTTGTTGACCTTGAATCAAAGATGTTGTTGATTCACATGTCAAAATTGTTGAGCTTGGTTCCGCTATTAAAAGTTGTGAACCAATTGCGATAATTGGTAATGTGCCAGAAATTGTCGATGTTAACTGAGCCGTCACAGTAAAGGAATCTTCGTCAGCCGTAACCGACTCGTCAACAGTAAAAGGATACTGCTCCACTACACCTGCATCTTCTGATTCAAAAACGACAACTGTCCCGGCAAGAACAGTTCCACCCTCTACTGAAAGTTCAAAAATTGCTGATATGGTTCCAAATGTTGCTTCAAGTTTTTCAAGTCCGTGAAGGCGCAGAATTCCTTCCATTATCCCGTCTGGTAATCGGTTAATTGCGCCAATTGTTTGCGAACCGACGTATGAAAATGATTGCAATAGTGCGTCTTCAAGTGTTCCAGGGCGTGGATTAAACTCAGGCAAAACATTTCGAGCATAGTCAACTGCTTCTGTGTAGATTTCAGAAGCATCTTTGTCGTCAAGCGTCAAATCTATGTAGGAACTAAAATCAATAGAACCCATCAGCCACCACCAATTCTTGCAATAATTTGAACTTTTCCGTTTTTGTCAACATCGTCTATAGAGAGAGAAGAAATTACGATTTCTGGCCAGAACTGATTCATGACCGCTCTGGCCTGTAAAATGTTTTGAGGTTCAAATGTTGGGTCAACAATCCCAAAAGTTGGTTCAAGCGGCAACTCCCCTATGTTCGTTTTTACTGCGAAACTCAAAGCTTGAGCCTGATAGTCAATAGAATTATCGTCAAGTTTGACAAAAGAACCATTGACAATGCTGAGTGGGATGCGAAAAGTTGCCATTGTTATATTTTGCCACTTTAACAGGTGAGGTGAATGTAGGAATCAAGCTGGTGGTGGGTGGGCCACATGGCTATTGTACCTTGTTCTCAAGGCTGTAATTTGAGCTTGTAGGGAGCTGATCTGTGCGTCAACATAGTTTTTTGTTGCTGCGTCAGTTGCTACCACTGGTTCTCCTGTTGAATTTATTACATTTGATGTGATCAAACGACCCAATATCACGACTTCCTCAAGTCGATCTTCAATGAACATACAGACAACCAAGGATCCAACAATCGGATAGAGACCGCTCACCTTGCAGGGGCCAAACACTGCACCGGGGGATAAATTCGGAATTGATATGTACGGACCCTGCGCACTGAGTCGTTTACAAACACCAATGTATAGTCCTCCGGGTTGACTGCCCGAAGAAGAACCCTTGGTTGCATTTGTGACTTTTCCAGTTCGCCTTTGATTCTGCATTATCGCGGCCCCAAGTTAATAGGTGCAGGTGGTGGTGGTGGTACAACAGTTGTTCCGCTGCGTGTTGATTTGATTTTAAATCTTGAAAAACTATTTGTTCCCGGGCGTATCCCGCTTAGCGGAATATTTTCTTGGCTGGATGGCTTGGTTGGGCTCTTGAAAGAAATATTAACTGGTTCATTCGTGCCCTCAGAGAAAGAAACCTGACTACAAAGATATAAACCCGAAAAAAATGTTGGCAAAGGGCCTGTAAGAACAGTGTGACCAGGTCTAAGCAGTGCACCATTTGGTCTTGCAATCTGACACGACCCATCTGCTTCTATTGGGTCATTTTCTGAAGATCGATATGCGTGCCATTTTATCAATGGAAATTCTTCTCTGGCTTTTTGAAAATCAGAATCTTTAAAACTGTCTGAATTTGCAATATAGTCTGGAAGGTATGGAAGGGGTATGTACATTTTGTTTAATTCCCCATACAAGCCAAATTTCCCCATCAAAAATTTTTCTGTTGCATAAACCAGGGTTCCATCTATTTCAAATACTACAGATTCACCGTCACTTGCGGTTCTTGTTAGTGTTGTCCAGACAGAATCATCGGAATTTTTGCCTCTCGCTGTTACGAGACTCTGCGTTTTTACTGGATTTGGTTCACCGAAAAAATTAAGACCATATGTTTTCGCAAGACTTCTAGCAAATTCATACCCATTGCTGCCTGTAATATTTTTAGCTTTTTTGTCACGCTTCATTCGTTGTACCGCCCTGGATCTAAGACTGACGGTCAATACAGGACTACCAGTCTCCCCAGCGTCTACGTCAATGACGGCTACTTCATATTCTCTTCCTCGGTATTTTATGACTCTACGTAAAACAAAATAATTGTTCTCTAAAAAGAAGTAATCTTTATCAATTATTTTGAGCGTCACTTCGGTTGTGGCTGATATGTCATAACTAACATCAATACTGAATATCGAATCTCTAATAGTATCTATTGCTGACAACGAACCATCAGAAGATGCCTGGTCTGGGATCTCTGGGATGGAAATCAGATCACCTAATTTGGGTGGCTGAATCACTTGACCAACTTTAAAAGCTCCTTTTATTTGGTCAGGTAGCAACTGTGTGTCAAATGGTGTTGTTATGTACTGGGTTGTATTTGTTACTTCAACATTGCCCGACTCGCTGCGCAGAAGTTTCTGAACATCTCCGGACCTTATGGACAATAAACGCAAATACTTCGTGGCCGCTTTTACGGAAGCGAATATCCCTAAGTGGCTTTTGGTCGCGACATAAAGATTACGGGCTTTCTGGTCAGTAATTTTGTTTCCGTCGGTGTCAAGTGTTGGTATTGCCACAATGCATCGTCTCTTAGTTGATCCAAAAACAATGTATTCAGTAATCGTTATTGATTTAAGAGTTTCGATAACGCCAGTGCTTGTGGTCTGCGCAGGGACCCTGCTCAATAATGAAATGTTTCCATAAACCAAAACATCAGACTCAGAAATTTTTGCATCAGAAGCAGACGGATAATATGGGAGTGGCAGGTTTATGGCCATTTAATCCCCCACATTGGAGAGCATCGGCCGCGGGGACCCAGTATTTCCTATTGTTTCAAGTGATACTCTCTTACTTACAGACGATAACTGTTCAGCTGTAGTGACCGATTTGTCAACGGTTGTTCTTGCTCCCTTTGCGGGTACACCATAAGCAAACGGCTGAAGATATACAAACCTTGTTTTGATTGGCTTAAACTCGACCAAAGAAAACCTTGCCGTAACGCGAAGAGAAGGACCAGACGCAAGTGTTCTGTCCTGACTAATTCCAAGTTCGGCAATATACCAGGAAGATTTTGAAACCTGTTCAACCATGTTTGTAAACCTCACAGGTATGGCGTCTTCTGCCATTTGTGTCAATCCAAGAACAGAGTCGTCAATGGGTTTAGTGATGCCATCAAACTGAACAGACAGTGGAGCTTCAAATGAAATCTTTTGTAACTTGCCTGATTTAACATCAAGAATCGGGATATTGTATGGTCTTTCCACCTCGGACATCTCTGGCCCATATCCTTCCTGTGTTATGGGGATTGGCCTAAATGGGAAAGTAAAGGATTTTCCATTAGCAGTAATTTGCGACATTGTCACTGGGGTTTGAGCAGATGTACTACCGCTGCCACTGGTCCAAGCAGTAATCAAGACTTTCTTGCCAACATTTACAATTTCTCTACCAGTTGTCGATGTTGCCATGTTTATGCTCTCTCGTAGTAATTTCTCATAGCTTCTTCCTGGGCACGAATCGTCTTGGCTACAAGAGCGTCAACATTCATCCCAGGTGAAGCATGAACATTAACAGTGATGTTTGGTGCGGCTGCTGACGACCCTGATCCCCTAGAACGAGGTGATGACGTATCGCCACTTGGCGGCACAACATGAAGATGGCGATTGGCGTTTGCTCCGTGGAATTCTGCAAACCCACCAGAGGAATTGATCATCTTTGAGTATTGACCAAGGTTCTGCCCGGTTAGGTCATACGCCCTGCCTGTTGCGTGATCGGAGCTTGGTGATCCCAAATTATTAGTTCTAAAAGCACTCGTTATAGTTCTTTTACCAGTCAGTTTTCCATTAAAATATTTGTGAGAACTGAGTGTGCTTCTTAATCTCTTACTGACAGAGGTGTCACCCACCCCACGCGGAGTTGATGTGTCACCAGAGGGCAAGAGCGTAACTGTGGCGGCGCTGTTGGTTTTTGCAACAAGACCTTTCGTCCACCACCCTGGAACTTTTTCGTACCAGTTGGGGCTTGCATTCAAGCCACTTGCTACTGCCTGAGTCATTTCTGTAAGTGTTGTTTGGTCAATTTCTAACAGATTTGAAGTGTCACTCACTAATGCGCTTGATGTGTCGGTCAACGACAGTCCAGAGTATACTTTGCCAGTTGGGTCAATTAACTTCATAATCTGTGCCGCTGCATCTTCTGGTTTCTTACCACCAAGATTCCCATACTTTATGAACTGATTAAGTTGACCTATTTCTGCATCTGTTCCATACCTTAGCTTTTTCTGGATCGCTTGTTCAAGTTTTGTCCCATCTGTGTCAGTGGCAAAACCAAGACCTGCATCTGCAAGTTTTGCGCCAATCTGGGTAGTTGCAGTAATAGCGTTACTTGCGATCATCGGATCAATGAAGTTTTTATTCAATGCTTCGGTGTATTTCGCTTGCATTTCAGGGGACAGCTGGCCAAAACCTGCGCCTAGGGCGCCATTTGGGCCGAAAACATAAGCAGGGTCTCCAGGGACGAGCATTTTCATTAAGGACTGGACCCCCAAAAGTGGAGCCTTTTCGTTAACTTTCATTGTGTATGCCGCTAATTCGCTAACAGTGCTAACGAATTGATCCATTGATGGAGCTCCGGAGTTGAAAGCACGCTGAGAAGCATCAACAGTTTCAGCCAATTTTTGACCAGCCACCCAATTTTCAAGACCCTCAAGGGATTTCAAAACATTGTCGGTAACAGCGTCGTTTATTTCTTCCGCCGTCTTGACCATTCCTTTACCAAGTTTGCCAATAGCGTCAGTGAGCTTGAGTGTTGGGTCGTATAGGTTTACATTCATTGTGTTGGCAAGTTTTCTGAGCTCTTCCTCACTCATTCCTGTTGCCATTTTCAAGCCACGCATATTTTTCGTGTAGCTTTCCGTCATCAGGCCACCAACTCTTATTTGGGACTCTGTTTGCTTTATTAATTCATCAACAAATGTTTTCGACTTGTCGGTTGCGGAAGTTCCACCGGTTAGAGCTCGGTCGCGTTGCCCAGAAGTTATTAATCCATCTTTTACCATTTGATCAATTTGCTTTGATCGCTCAGCCGGATCTTTTGACATTTTTTTAAATTTTGCAAGATTTTTGCCGGCTATTTCTGCAACACTTTCATTATTACCCAAAAGCATGGCCTCGGCCATTGAGAATTTGGTGGAATCTGAAACCTGACCAGCAGCCTGTTTGGCTAGTTTCTTTTTGTTTGAATCTGCTGAGAAGTACCCGCCGATTGCACCAGCAATGCCACCAATTACGGCGCCAGCTGCTGTACCCACTCCAGGGATAAAACTTCCGATCATTGCGCCTGTAGCCGCTCCACCACCCGCTCCAGAAAGAATTCCGCCCGTAAATGTTTCTGCACTCTTGGCTGTTCCGAGTCCTGCTACACCTAATCCAAGTAGCGGAGAAATACCCATGAGCGCAGATCCAGCCTGAAGCGATCCTTGCGCCTCTTCGGAGCCAATATATGGAGCGAGAGCAGATCCTGCTATTCCTGCGACCATTCCCATTCCGGAAAAGTTTCCCTTAAGACCCGCTCTCATTGCTTTACCTTTTGAAAGTTTCCCAGCAGGTCCACCGGCAGCTCGCTGTTTTGCTAGCTGTATACCTTGCTGTCGCATGTTTTCTTTATACGCAGCTTTAAAATTGTCCCCACCTCTTGCTGAAGTTAAGAATCTGTCAAAGCTCCCGCCACCTTTAGCGAGAAGATTTTTACCGCCCTGAATTCCAGCTCTTCCATACTGCCCAAAACTTTGAGCCGCGAGGCTCTTATTGAATCCTCTTGCGCCAAGATAACTGCCGACTGGAGCCATTGCTCCCATCAAACCAGTCATCGCCCTAGTTGAGCCAATTTTCCGTGCGAGAAAATTTCGTCGCGTCTGATTCATATTTCGACGACCAAACTGCGCAGCGGCTCGGTCGGCTCTTAAAGATTCATACACTTCACCACCAGGAAGGAATCTTCCACCTTTAGCACTATTTGATTGACGAACTTTATAGTCCAAATTATTTAAAGATGACTGAGGATAAACCGCTCTGGTTCCATCAGTCATAATCGTGTCTGTCTGTCGTTTGGCTATTGCGCCCTGCCACCAATTTTCGTAGCTGGTTCTATCCGTACTTCTACTACCAGATCCAAATCTCCTACCACTACCACCTCTACCTTGCACCATGTATGGGTTTGGTCCAGATGACTCCAAACCTCCGTATGGTCGTGTGTAGCCACTTGAATAAGGCATGGCTCCACGTTGACCGCCACGACCGCCACGACCGCCACCCCTTGGGCCACGACCGCCGCCAACAGCACCATTGACGACAACATTTCCAGCATTGATAACAGTTGACCCCATTGCGCTTATTACCGCGTTAGACATTGAATTAGATTTTCCACCTGTGTAAGCAGCGGAATTCGCGGCGGAATTACGGCCTTTGCCCAAACCCATTGCTCCAGAAAGAATGTTCAGAGGATTTAAAGCAGATCCACCCCCACCACCCATGGCCCCGGGAATACCAGGTATGCCAACCCCAGGGATGCCACCCATTCCCCCGCCTCGACGACCACGCCTACCCTTCATACCGAGAGCAAGCGTTCCGAAAATAGCCATAAACGAACCCAACGGTCCAGCTCTTCCGATCAATTTAAACAAGTTTGCAACCTGCTCAACAATGGATGCAATAGCACTCACTACTCGATTTATAACGGGAAGAGCTTCAGTGAAAGCTTCCTTGAATCCAGCACCAAGAGAAAAAAATGAAGCAACAAGACGCTTGAGTGATTGACCAAATTCTAAAAACTTATCTTTGTTTTCTTTTGCAAGCTGACCAAGCCTTTGAATGTTTCTTCCAAAACCTTTAAAAATCTCCACAATTGCTGGCCCAAATGTTTTATTTATAATCCTAGAGCCTTCTTGAAGTGGTCTTAGTACATCAACAAACTTCCTAAAACCTCTTTCAACACTGTTGAAGAATTTTCCTATTTTTGAAAAGTATCCTTCTGTTGCGGGAAGAAATTTTCTTAAAAGCATTACGGAAAAATCTGAAAGTTTTTGTGTCACATTAAGGATGGTGGTTAAAAACCCACCTTGACCAAATTTGATCAAGTCACCAGACACACGACGGATCGAGGTTCTTAGTATTTGAAATATTCCAAACAAAGTTTTTTTGAAAGGATCAAGAAGATCCTGACCGATACCGGCTATTTCTCCGTAAAGTCTTGTCATGAAACCTTTGAACTGAGCAAAAAGCGTTTGCGAAACAATCCCAGCAGCACCCTCGACCCCTCCAGCTTTTGAAAGTTCTCCTGAATCAAGCATTTTGTAGAAATCTGCCACGGTGTTTATTTTTCCTTGGCCTTTCATTTTTTTGAAAGCTTTATCAAACTCAGGGCTAATTTGTTTTGCTGCGTTAAGTGCTTCGGTAGTGAATTTTGCTTCCTTTTGCAATAAACCTATAAACGTTCCGGCAGCAGCAAGACCTTTTGCAGAGTCTCCAGATGCAACCGCAAAATCGTAAAGCTGCTTAAGTGACGCTTGCGATCTTCCAGTGAACGCACTATTTTTCGCAACCGCACTAAAGGCTTGATTGAGTCCTTGGATGCCGACAGTTGCCAGCGTCGAATCTTTATACAAAGAGTTAAGGGCTGCCGTAGCATCAGCCATACCGGCACCTATGCCGTCGGATCCTTTGAACCTGAAAGCGTATTGAGCTGCTGTGAACTCTCTAAAGGCTGCCGCCGCTCCAAGTGCAGCAACACCAACCGCAGCAACAGCCCCAGCTAAGCCCTGCATTGCAAAATTGTACGCCTTTATAGCAAATCTTCCTACTGCAAAAAGGAGGTTGATGGATGCCAACGAGGCTGCCGTAATCGCAAATTCAAGACCCATAGCAATGATTGTGAAGAGGAGTGGTCGTGCCATCTTCTGCATCAACTTTGCAGATGCAGACATTTGGTTCAATTTATCGCTAAATTTTTGGCTTGATCTCGCAGCACCAAGCAACCCTTTGTCAGTATCTGTTGTTTGGCCTTGAAGTATCTGCATTGAGCGAGATGCTTTATTAGAACTCCTATCAAGATCAGCTAAGGCAGCCTTGACAGCGGCGATCGCCGCTACATCCTTGACATCAATGTCAATTACTATGGATACGCGTTCGTCAGCCACCAACAACCTCTATGCCTGTAAGTTTTTTGGGTTAGTAACCCCGGGACTCGACTTCTGCTTTTCGTCGATCTTCCTCAATAACTTTACCACAGGCTATTAAAATTAACCAATCTTCAAACTTGACGTTGAGCAAATTCAAAGGGCTCGTCCCAAACGCTTCAGCCAATCGAGCTGCGGTTACGACCCGATTGTCTTCAACGAGATCATCTAAGACGGATTCGTAGGGTTTTCAGTACTCTCCACCGTGTCACCATATCCAGCTGCGTCAATAATACTGAGAGCAGCTGATTCGACGTGTGGGTCGAGACCAAAGAATGCCAAAACACAGTCAGGCACAGCCCGCTTGGTTCCTGTCATTTCAAGAATTGACGGAGATGCAAAACCTAGGGCCTTGCCATCTTCGTAGACTTCTTCCCCATTCAGGTAAACACCTACGGTGCAATTACCAATAACAGTGCAAGCAAACTTTGTTGCATCAATTCCGTTTTTGGTATCTGATCCGCAATTCTTTTGCCAAGCTTTGATTTGTTGCTGTGTGATGTTTGGGCTGACCAAAAGCTGTACGCCTGGTCTCTCAGGGACGCTAATGAAAATGTCATTGCGTCTAACCTTTTTGCCGATAACACCACGAAGCTGACTAAGGATGTTGTCTGAATCTGCGCCATCGCTGGCATTGTCATTTTGAATTTCGTACAAGTTGTTGTCTGTCATAATCCAAAGACTAGCAACTCATTTGACCCCGTGGGGGACACCTAGCTTTATTGTTTAGCTAAGTCCTGATTACTGTGCAGGCTCACCACTGACAGCAAATGTCAGGGCAAATGTTGCTGGTGCACCCGAAGAAGAGTCACCATCTGGCTCTGTTAAACCAACAAGAAGAGCCTTGGAGTAAATTCTTTCGGATTGGTTGTTCTTCAGATCGCAATCAGTGTCATAAACCTTGACTTCGTAGTAAGCACGGCCAACAACGAGTCTAAGGTTTTTGAGGATTGTCCGTTCGTCCGAGGAGTAATGTCTTGTGAGGGTGACATCGCCAACCTCTGAAGGGGCACAAAGAACTTCTGGGAACTTCTCTCCACCAACATAGATTTTTTCTACGGCTGCTGTGATTTCACCACCGGAAATTTGTGCAAAAAACCCAGTCAGTACGGGGCCGCTAACAGCCTCACCACCAACTGGTGTGATCTCTGCGAAAATCTGACGCTGAGCAAGTTTTTTTGACATATATGGCCTCCGTTATAAAATTAGACGAGCGACGCCGTCAGGTTGGATTTAACGATTTCAACTTCAATCGTCTCGCCAATTGACGATACTCTTGCGCCGACTTTTGCCTTGATCGTTCCGCTAGCGAGTTGGCTAACTGGGTTGATCGAGTCGTTGACCTGAACTGAATATCCTGGGTCAACGATCTTTCCACTTGCATCAATAGCTTCATATAGACCGCCAGCTTGACGGATTCTATCCATGATGGCAGTCAATGACGAACCAATTCTTGCGAACAGGGCACGACGTCCATCAATTGGTTGAAACACGAGAGCTTCAAGCGATTGTTTTGCTTCGTAGACGATGTAGTTAAGAACTTCACGTCCATTGATGAATCGGTAGTTTGCTGTATCTGAAGAAATGGAGCGAGCCCCATAAATTCTGACCGTTCCGCTAACTAGTTTAATTGGGTTTACGGCATCAGCAACAAGCTGTGACTCTTCCGTTGAAGAAAGAACAACAAATGGACTTGTCACAAAAGATGCTTCCGTCGCTGCGCCAGCGTATGCTGCCCACGGACCAACGGCATTTTGAATCTTCGCTCTCTTGCCGGCGACATATCCCTCATTCGGAATAATTGATGTCAACGAACCATTTGGAACTTTTACCCATGGATAGTAGAACGCTGCGTATTCGGCGCCAACGGCGTCGGCATAAGCGGAACCCGCACTAGCGGCACCAGAAGGTGTTTCGTCTCTGTCAAATCCAAGGATCGCAATACGCCCATAATTTTTTGCGTGTGCAATCAACGAGTCGTAATTGTCTGATGTGTAAAAACCTGGTGCAGAAATTGCGCCTGGTCCGTAAGAATCAATGAAGAACTCTAAAGATTCTGCAAGGTCACCATCGTCTAGCGCTCCACCATTTGCTCCAGCAGAAAAAGCGACGGTCTGAATCTTTGGGATTCCCTCTTCTTCGCCAATTGCTGCAGTCACATAAAGACCGGCTGTTGCGCTGTTGTTGATTTCATCAACTGCATTTGCTACGGATGTGTGTGTTGTTGTCGTGTATACAGTTTCACCGCTAAGTGAAATTGCAATCTTAAACGAAACACCTGCTGTTGGTTGCGTCACCGTTGCGCTTAGTGCGGTATTGGCCCATGTGCCTTCGCCTGATGCTGTGAGAACTAAACATTCATCATTGGTTGCATTGTCAAGAATTGCTTCTGCTGACGCCGCGTCGTCTGGGATCACGCGAGAGACATACGCACGAGCGCCGCCTTCTTCAAAAAAGGCTTCAAGAGTTTGGTGAACCCAACCACTCGATGTGTAGCCACCATAGACAGTCTCGTATTCGGCGATGCTGTGTACAGCAATTGCCTTACCTTCTGGTCCTCTTTCGGTTACACC